ACATCGTCTTAACCGCACCTGTAGCCAGGTGTGTGTTGTCCAAGACGCCCTTGGCGATTCCCTCGGGAATAGCCGTACCAACAACTTGGGCAAAGAGCTTGGAAGGAGAGTTGATCCCCAGGAAGCTCTTAGCCGCGTTCAAGGCGTTGCTAGCCAGGTTCTTTAGCTCGTTGTATAGCCAGCCGGCGGCACTACGGATACCACTGATGATTCCGTTTACGATCGATTTACCGATGTTAAGGAACCAGCTACCGACGCCCTTGACCTTGTTGTAGGCCGAGACAATGCCGTTCCAAACGTAGGTCGCTACCTTCTTGACCAACGAAGCAATATATGAAACACCGGCGATCACGGGCTTGACCATGGCGTTGTAAACCATCTTCCAACCACGGCTAGCTGCATTGGCGATACCGGTCCAAGCCGGGGACAGCCAGTTAACCAAAGCCTTGATGGGGTTAATGATCGCTGTCTTGATCCCGGACCAAACCGCCGAAGCAGCAGTCTTTATGCCGTTCCAGATCATTCCGAGGAATGCGGAGATCGCATTCCAGACGACCTTGACCGCTGCTTCCATTCCCTTGTGAAGGTGGTTCCAAGCAGCCATCATCAGTGCAACGGGGAAGAGGAAGATGACGAGAAGCAGGGGCCACCACTTCCGGAAGAATCCAAGGATTCCGTTGAACACGGTAGTTGTAACGCTCGCGACCGCATTCCAGGCTTTGGAAATGGGACCAGAGATCATGTTCCAAGCCCCCGAGAAGAAGCTTGTTATTCCGTGCCAGACCTTCTTTGCTACATACTCAATTCCGTGCCAGGCGGCTACCGCCGCTTGAACCAGTTGTTTGTGGTATTTGACCACTACGATAATCGCGGCAACCAGTCCGGCAATAGCCAGAATAATGATGCCAACCGGGTTGGCATCCATCGCCGCGTCTAGGAGCCACATGGCTCCAGTCCAAAGAGTGGTTGCTACAGAAGCGAGCTTCTGAGCTATCGCCAAATCTCTGAAAGTTCCTACCAATCCGGTGATGCCTTGAATAGCAGCAATCCCCGTAAGGCTTGCCTTAATGGCGAGGAACCCAACAGCCAGTGCCTGAAGCTGTCCGGGGGACATTCCACCGATTGCTTTAAGGATTACAGTAATGCCACCAAGGCTTGCCCCGCCCATGCCCGCAAGAGCCTGGGCCATTTTACTCAGAGCAGGGCCGGCGGCCCTAGCAACGGCCACCAACTGGGGGCCCATCCTGGCGACGTAGGCGATCAACTTATTGACCGAGTCTGCGCCTCTAGCAGAGTTACCCCATTCGGCGAACTTTGCTGACAGGCGGGTCAGTGCCGGAAGCATCCGGGACGAGACAGGAGCGAAGTCCCTTAGAAGACCGGCAAAGCCCTTGGCCAGGTTCCCCAGGATCGTCCCGAAAGCGGCCACTGCATGGCCGCCTACTCCGCCCATAAGGGTGAAGAAGCTCCGCCAGTAAGGGGAGCCCAGAGCGCTTGCAGCGCTGTTGCCTAGGTCCTTTAGAGCGGCGGCCACCGGCCGCACAATGGGTGATAGGAGCTTCATCCCCACTTCGGCAGCATGCATCCACGCGACCAGTGCATTATCCACCGGAACCGCGAGTTGCTTTTGTACCCCGGCCCATGCCTGTTTCAGAGCATTGGTCTGTTGGTAGAGGGCTCGTTGGGCAGGAGTAAGCGCTTCAATAGCGGCCTTCTCCTTGGCCAGGGCCGCCTGTCGTGCCTTGTTGGTGGTAGCTAGGTTGTACTGCTGCTGTGCCGCTGTGACCTTCTGAGTGGCCTTCTGGACAGCGGTGAACTGGGACTTGGCTATAGCTGCGAACCCGGCAAGGCCAAGCCCGGCACCGACTACAGCGGTACCCAGGGCACCTATACCGACTACCGCAGCGGCCATAGCGGGAACGGCCGCCGGCGCAACCGCCATCAGAGCTAGACGAAGGAGGCTCGTGCTTTGGGTTACCTTTTTGGCAGATCTAGCGGCTTTGTCCTGTGCCGCTGCTTCCTCTACCGACGCTACCGCATTGTCCCGGGCTGCTCTCGCAGCTTCCTTCTGTCCAACGGCAGATTCTAGTTCCGCTCGGTTTAGCTTGTCGGACTTGTCTGCGACCTCGCCCTCAGCAGCGGCTAGCGCCAAGAACTCAGCGGAGGCTTCCTTGCCGCCACGAGTAAGAATATCGAAGACAAGGGAGGTGTCAGCCATGGCTGATCACCTCCCGCTCTCGTTTGATTTCAACCATTCTTCGGCCCACTGTCTATAAGAGTTAAGTTCCGGCACAGTCAGCCGGTCTATGTCCCACGGATGAAGGCCGAACAGATGCCCGAACAGGGGCGTGAACTTCAGACGCGTTTCCGCGACGCTGCCGCGCCGCGCCCTTTTGGGGCCTCAGTAGGACCCTGCTCTTCGATAGCCGCCAGAGCCTGTGCCTTGACGTCATCCGAAAGCGTCTTGTCCTTCTGAATGGCGTCCTTGATACGACCAAGCTCCTCACCGTCGAAGTCGACGGTAAGCTCACCCATCTTGAAAGAGACGTCGGCAAACTTCAGAGTCTTGTTGTCCCTACGGAGCATGATCCAAAGAAGCGCTCGGCGGGCTTTAGCCCCACCGGTCATAAGCTTCACCTGGTACTCATCAAAGGTGATGCCCATGGCATCTTCCAGGTCCTCGGCATCCACCGAAGGAAGCTCTTCCGCCTTGTACGTCCATTCGCTGGTCTCTCCGCCCGAAGGGGCGTACTTAACGATCATTTAGACTCCTCCGTGAGCGATCTTTTCTGCGGTCTTATCCAGGACAGCTTTAACGTCCTGTTTGATCTTTGGGGCCCCCGCCTTGCGGGGTTTGTCGAACCAGCCAGGGGGAACGGTCTGAGTGACCCAGACCTTCTTGTTTCCGAAGACTTTGTGACGCCAAGTGCCCTTGTTCAAGTGAGCGGGCATATTCTTCAGTCCCGGGGGATCCACTACCGAAATGCGGATCCCCGCGTTACCGCTAACCGACTTAACGCTTAGCTTCACCGCGCCGGCGGTCTTCGCCCGCAAACCCGTATGCTTAGGTCCCCGGGAAGGCAGTGATCTAACTTGTCTCTTCTGGGCGGTGACAATCTGTTGGGCGTCTCTCCGGACGGTTTTCCTTAGGTCCGAGAGAAGATCCTTCTCGCCCGCCTGCTTAAGTCGTCTAGCGACTCTTTGAAACTCGCTACCGCCCTCGACCCGGATATCCATCAGGCCGTGGCGCGGGTCCAGGCACCGGAGGTGGGCATCTCAATGGACGTCTCGGCAAGGTCACCGGCCGATCCAGTAAGGGGGCTGTACTTGGTCAGCAGAACGTTCCCCGAGTACTCGGGGTTAGTAACGCTCTTGGCGGCGCTGGTAGCACGAATCTTGACGGGAAAGACCGTGCCGAGAAGCGGCCAAAGGGTCGCGTCTACATTCGATGCTGAAAAGTCCTGGTCGAAATCAATCTTGATCGAGCCAGACTTCAGCCCACCAATGACGGACTTCCACCCGCCACCGCCGAACGTAGTGGAGTCCAGGTCGGTAACCTCAACGTCGAGAGTGACGGACTTGGCCCAAGCAGACGCCGGAATCGAGTTGATTTCGATGTAGGCATCCGTGAATGCGAAAGCAGTCATTCCAGCTCCTTGTTATCGAACACCTATCGAACCGGCGAGCGTAAAGGAGCCGGTGATGGCGGTTGCATTGAATCGGTAATATGTGTTGGCGATAGCCCCTGCTTTAGGGAGCAACCACGTGCCGCCAGCGGCGGTAACCGCACCGAACGACTGGACGTCGGCGACGCCGGTAGTGAAGCCCGCATTCGACGCGGACTCGACCTTGACGGTTACCGTCGTTCCCGGGGTGCCCAGAACGTGCAGCGACGCATAGACGTACTGAGTGCTGGAAACCGCACCGAGTTGAACAACGGAACCAAAGGCGCCCGTGGCGGAGACGACAGTCGGAGGGGCAGCAACCTGCCCACGAACCATACCGGCGGTATTAGACCCGGACATATCCAGGGTAAAAGGCGTCAGGTCTCCGACCTTGCCAAAAGCGGAGTACTTCAGTTTGGTTGCCTGGAACATATAGGCCGTAGAAGTGGCCGTGCCGTCCACCGACATAGTGACTACGCGGTTGGCTGTACCCAGATCTCCAAAGGATTCGTTGTCCGGACCAGACTGCCAGTAGCCCTCAAGGGCTCCTGTAACGGTCTTCAGACCGCCCACGACCTTCTTCCAACCACCGCCACCGAATACGGTGGCATCAAGCTCCTCGGCGCTAGCTTCCAGGGCCACCTTGTTGGTGTCTCCGGTGAAGTCATACCCGTGAACCCAGCTAGTACAGTTAAGAAGTGCGAACTGGCTCATTCGGCACTCTTCTTCCTGGCGGGAGTCGCCACCTTAAGAAGGTGGCCTCCCTCAACCAGTGCGGGAAGAACTACGCCGTCAGACAGGTCCGACTGACTCAGTTCCTCACCGGGCATCGCGATGCCCTTCTTAGTGGCAATCGGGTGGTTGCCAACAACGAGGTACCTCATTAGTTTCCTTTCGTGTAGACAACCAGCCGAAGCTTTGCCCCGATATGCTGCAGGGAAGACATTTCAAAGCTTGATCCGTAGTCGGACATCTCCGAGATGTGAGCATTCACATCGGACAGGCCAAGGGTTTTGTTATTGAAGATCGCCTGTCGGATGGACTTAGAACCGGACCCGGTTACGTAGTCGTCCAAGGAATCTTGGGCGATGTCCGCATCGCCAAAGGACACGAGCACTGCGAGGTCAAATTCGTAGGAGTCGGTACCCCGGTCAAAGGCCATAACGAACGAGGCTTTGTCGGGCACTAGAACGACCGCAGGGAGGTTGACCGCCTCGGGCACCGTGTCATAAGCCGAGAGGCTGGCTACGTTGCTCTCAAGCGTGGTTTTGACTGCATCCCGGATTTCCTGGAGAGAAGCCATCAGGCGATCACCGGTTTCTTATACGGACGAAGTAGGTTGGTTACGTCCGGATCGCTTCGGGAAAGTCTGACCGGACCAAAGTCATTAAAACCGGCAATTCCAAAGGGGGCGTCCTTGCGCTTGAAAAGCGCAATGGCCTTAAGAATGGTTGCTTCTGTAACCTCATTAGGGATTTCCGACCAACCCCACTGCGCGGTAACGCGCACCAAAGGGGTTCGGGACACGGGAAAACCCGCGCCTGAATCGGAGACAACCGTCCACCATGCGTAGGCGTTCATATCCGCGTCAGCGTTCAGGGGCTCTAGATGGTAGGTAGTCGCATCAACCACAACCCAGTCACCCGTGTTGTGCGCGTCCGTTTCAACGATCAAACCCGTTTGGGTACTGATGTCATGGACGTCTAGGGAGTCGTAACAGACCGCGTTGTACAAACGAGCGGAGGCTGTGGCGTCTTGCCAGAACCTCCGCCCACAGTGCTTGTCAACGGCTCTAGACGTAGCGGAGATAGAGCGCTCAAGTAGTGTGTCCGAAAGCTTTGAGCCCTCGTCCGACAACTGGTCTCGAATGTCCTGGACAGCGGCATAGCCGTTGACGATGGCCATTGGCGATCACGCCGTCTTGCGTGGACGTCCGGGCTTACGGGGAGCCGGCTTAGGCTTCTCTTCGCGGGTCTCTTCGACCTTGGGAGCAACGGCCTTCTCGGGAACCGGGCATCTCTCTACAGCAACCGCTGCCCCGGAGTTGAGGAGCGTAATGGCGTCCGCGTCCGGGAAGTCGATTTCCGTACCCGGGGTTGGCCAAGGAACACCGTTAGAGGTGCCCGAGATCTGAATCATCATCTTAATGCGCATATTTTCCTCTTAATAAAAGTGGGGGTGGTGACGCAGAGACCACCCCCACTTTTTGTCAACCGGCGAGCGCGGTTACAGATGAAACGGTAGGGGTGCCCGTGCTTACGTATAGGTACATCGCCGTACGGAGGTACCTTGCCGGAGTCCCAGAACAACTTCTGACAGTAACTCGGTCATTAGTCCCGCGAACACTCGCACCGAGGCTGAGGAAGTACCACACTTCGCCATCGATAGAACCCTGTACGTCCACATCGAGGTTGTCGCCGTCGGTATACGAGATGGCCGTAACGGTCGTGAAAGACGAAGTTATCTCCCGAAGGTCGTACGCATCCCCATAAACAAACTGATTGGGCGTAGTTAGTGCTACGTCCTCCGACAATTTAACTGGTTGTGGGCAACTCACGTGGTGTTCCCAATGAAGTACTTGAGGGCGCCCGTGGTGTCCACCTGGTTTCCGTCGCCCCTAAGAAGGGTGCGGAAAGTGACAACGTCGGTGTCGAAGTGGAAGTCAAGCGAACGCTCGAAGCGAATCGCTTCAACCCGACGAACAAAATAGGTGCTGAAATCGCCGAAGAGAACCGACTTAGCGCCGGTTCCAATCGCAGGCATGTTCGGGTCGGTCACAAGCGGCTTGTCCAGAATGGTATCCGGAGCACCGGCGGTAAGACCCGGCTGCCAGATGTAGCGGCCTTGGCCATCCTTCAGCTTGCGCACGAAACCAACGGTGGCGTCCTGCATAAGCCAAGAGCAAGAAGGACTGTTCCGGTACGGCGCGATGACCGAGTAGAACAAGTCGATAAGGTCATCAGCGATAATACCGCCGATAACGCCGCCGGTACCCTGCTGGGCAACCGTCTCACCGGTCTTGCCCAGCCCACCTGCGCCACCGTTCGCAATAAGGACACCATTCGGCTGGCTGGAGCCCGAACCGTTAACAAGGTGCGCACCGAAGCCGTTGCCCAGAGCGCGGCCTGCCTGCATAGCCAGGTAACCCTCAAGGTCAACCGAGGTGTCATTCAGAAGCTCGTGCGACACGGTCATCAGAAAACCGTACTTGTAAGCATTGAGCGTGACCTGGCCGAAAGTCGGCTCATTGGCGGTCAGGGCCGCAGCTTCCGCCACAATGGTCGCACTGGAAGAGTGGGTGCTGGTCTTCGGAATCTGAAGAGCCTCGCCACCGTCCGTGGTCAGGACCGTAGGATTGGCCTGAAGAACACCGGAGTTGACGATCAGGTGCTGAACAAGGCGGTCGTAAAACGACGTCTTAACCGTGTTACCACCAGCGGTAGCAGTACCCTTAACAAGGTCACCGGTGGTACGAGTCTCAGGACGCAGGTCATACGAACGAGACGCCGTCTCGCCCCTTAGCCACGAGCGAAGCTCATCGGCCTTGTTGTCGTTGCGCGTGCCCTCGGTGGGCTTAGCCTCAAGCTTCGCGAAGTACTCACCGGCTTCAGCGGCCTTGCGCTGAGACTCCTGGTACTCGCCAATCTTCTCGTCAATGTCAGAGATGTCCTGGTTGGCCCGAACGTACTTGGCGTCCTCTTCGGCCGTCAGGTCACGCTTCTCCGACGCGGCGACCTCAAGGGTCTCCTTAGCCTGCTCCCAAGCGCTCATGCGCTTAGAGTGGAGCTGGCGAATGTAATCCGACATTCGATTTCCTTTTGTCGTTAGAAATGGAAATTAGGAGTGGGTTTCGCCCTGCTCCAAGGGAGATCGGCAAATTCGCATTAGCTCGGCTTGCCGAAGCCGGACCGAAAGCAACGGGTGAGTTTCGCTCTGCCCATCAATTTCGGGAGTCTCTTCGGAAGACCTCTCGTCTTCCGTAACCACTATCGAACTATTGGAATCGGCCAAATCAATGACCTTGGGCGCCGGAGCGCCAAAGAACTTGCGAAGTTCGTCCGCCTTAGCGGCTTCCTCAACCTCGGAAAGCTCGGCATCGAACTTCTCCGCCAGAGACCGGAGACCTGAACTGGTGTCCAGGTAAGCAGGGGAATTAACCGGAGCAACATCCATAAGAGCGCCGGTAACCAGGGTCCGCAGTGGGAAACCGCTGTCGGTCATGTCCCAGTCGTCCTCGAAAAGCCGAAAGGCGAAGGAGGACTGCCGGACATCGCCACGGGCGATCAACTCAACAACGTCCGCCCTATGGGTCGGGGGGTCAACCTCATAGGAAAGACCCGCCTCGTCAACCGCCAGGCGAAGAGTTCCGCCGGCGGTGGTGCCCAGAAGCATGTTGTCGTCGTGGTTGTATCGAGCTAGGACATCCGGCCAACCATCCGACGCGGACTTGTTGAAGAACGATCGGTTGATCTGCTCTACAAACCCGCCGAGATTCTGGCTGAGCTTGTTGAACTTAGCGGCGTATCCGCCGATGGCGCGCTTCTCCGCGTCCCGGATTTCTACCAGGCCACGGGTAAACCGCCTTTCAGTGTCATTCACTGTTAGGTGTCCCTCCGGGAGGAAGTGCCGCCGGTTCTGGTGGCGCTGGTGTAGCTAGTTCGGGTACTGGCTGGCCATACTCCTTGCCCTTGCCATCCGGCAGCGGGGGGAGGTCCTCAAGCGCTCTAACCTCATCCACGTTCATCCACCGGTTGGTCAGTGCCAACGCATAGGACTCGTACCTGGTTTTGGTGTCCGCTCGAAGGACAGCGTCAACGTTGAATTTGAAACAGATCCGGTTCGGGAACAGGCGCGATAGCGCCAATTCAATCTTCACCAGATAAGGGCGAAGGGCATAAAGAACCAGCTTGATCTGTTCCTGTTCCGTAGTGGAATAGGTCATGCTCTTATTGGTGTCTCCACCAATAAGCTCCGCCGGAATGCCGTAAATATTGGCAATATCCGTGTTAGTCGCCCGGAGAGTTGCGAGGAACTGTGACTCTTCAGCGGGAACAGAGATTGGTTTGTAGGAAATCCCGAGACCGAGAGCAACGGGCTCTCTGCCCTTAGCCGCCTGCTTGAATTTACGCTTGATGTCCTGTGCCTGGTCCCACGTAACCGCGTCCTCTGTTTCAAGAACAGCGGACGGAGTAGCCCCATTGGCAAGCCAGTCATGACCAAATCGCTGGGCTTGAATGCCCGTCTCAATCGTCAGCTGTGCAGCCTTGATAGGCGAAACACCTAGCACCTTCCCGGGCAGGGTATATCCAGGAATGTGAACCAAATCTTCGTTGTTGTCCAACCGTTTGCCATTTACAAACCACACCGGTTTAAACCGAGTGTCGTCCATTTCTAGAGAGACAAAATCAGGGTGTTGCCACTCAATAAGAGTGGGGTTCCCTGTTTTATCTCGTTCTAGAATCAGGCCGTAAGCGTTCCCTCGCAATGCGAGGGACGTAACCGCCCGATGAACCCAGTCATAAACTGTGCCGTAGGCGGTTGGGTTTTTCAGCAAGCTGGGGTCGTCTGTCCTGATTATGACGCCCTTAGTCTGTTTGTAAGTCTCCAAAGGAAGAGACGCAACAGAGTCAGCGATAAGCCGCGTAGCGGCAAACACCGGAATTAGAGAAAGAGCGGTATGGATAGAGTCGCCACGGATTTGGGCGATGTCCTCACCGGAACCCCACAGATCTGTACGGGAGATATTCCGTTTCTCAGACTTACGCCCGAAGGGCCATAGCCTCACGGTTAACCTCCCTTACCAAATGTTGGCGGACACATCTCGTGGCCGGTTTAGGTGTGCTTGTGTGGTGTAGCCCCAGGCCGCTAGCGTCACGGCCACCAGAGGGCAGATATCGGCGGACAAACCCTTACGGGCCCACGCCCACCCATCGCCCAATGGGCGCCTGTCAGCGCCTGCGAGAGCGGCATTTAGAGGGGGCTGGTTACGGTGACGAAGGTCCCCGGAGTCGCAGACAAGGTCATAGAACTGACCACACGCCTGCATAGCGTCGCGAGCGGTTGCTTTGGTTACCTCAATGCCCGCCGCTTCCAGCGGAGCTATGAGGGAGCCGGCGGGGCCGGCGGGATCAATCACGGTCGCAAGCGGTTTGTGTTTCCGGTGAATTTCCCGGACCCGTTCTACAACCCACCCAGAACCCCTACGGTGCTCCGCAACCTCCACATGGGTTTTTCCATCAGACCGCAGTCCGGCCATTGCGATGGCCGCTGTGGACCGGTCCGGCATCATGTCAATGGCCATGGAAACCCGGCCAACAGGGGCAGAGTTCTCGTCAGCCACAGCAAGCCAAGGGGCTTTCGGGATAACCAGCCATTCATCCGGAGCATCGTCGGGCCACTGATTCATATAGGCACGGCGGTACTCGGACAAGTCCATTCGTTCGTACTCAGCCTGAATTGGCCTCTCGCCAATAGTGTGCCCCAAAGCAGGCATATACGACCAACGAGCGTCTCTATCCGCCGGATCGGTGTCCGGCGGAGCGCTCCATTCAAAGTAAGCAACCGAATCGGTTAGTCCTACTTCAGTCCTGGCTCGTCCGTTGTCGACCTTCTGGCGAAGGTAGGTCGACTTAACAGTTCCAGCGGTTGAGGGAATCCAAAGCTGCGGCTGGTCCCTCGTAATCATCGTGGGGGACAAGCCCTGCTCTAGCCGGGCATCCTCATGAGCGAAAGCCTCGTCAAGAACGGCTAGGTCAAGCGAGGCGCCGTGGCCGGCTTTCTCGGTCGAGCTAGTGATCCCTTGAAGGGACCCGTTGTGCCACTTAACCGCTTCGTTGCCGTTGGTGAACCGGACCTCATAGAGGGCCGACAACTGGCTCTTGTCCAGAATAGGAAGGTGGTCGTCCTCCCACTTCTTTCTAGCGTCGTTACGCGTCTGCGCGGTGTAGATGATGTTCTGTGCTTTGCCAAAGCCAAGGGCCCTGTGGACCATCACAGCGAGAATCAGGGAGGTCTTACCCGACTGACGAGGGACCGTAAGGTCAACCTCGCGATAAACCAGGAGACCCGTCTCCGGATCAATCTCCAAGGCCACGTCTACCACGTGTCGCTGCCAGGGCATGAGAGGCATGCCAAGGAGTTCGGCCATCTGTCCGACCCTTGGACCAAGGGTTTGACGGTCAAGCCGTCTCGGAGTCCCGTATCGGGGTGAGCACAGGTCCCTCAAATCGGTCGAGGAGTTCTTGGAGTTTGTCACCACTCTCCGACTCCTCTGTCATTTTGGTTAGGGTTTCCCGAAGCTCACGAGCAATGGCGGAGACCGCCATTCCTCCGGCGCCTGAATCAATTCTTTGAGAAAGGGCAATACACAGTTCCGCCAAAGGGCGGTTAATGCCATCGAGAGAACTGAATTCAGAGAGCGCAGTTCTTGTCGCCATTTCTAGCGCTCCGTAATCGCTCATAAGAATTGTCCCTCAAAGAATTGTAGGTTACACAGAGTTAACTGTACCAATCAAATGGCCATTACGCTGCGTTAATGCCATTCGTGAATGGCGGGGAGAGAAATCGGGAGCAAAGAGCTTGTGGTCTCCCGAGACGCCCATCAAAAAAATCGAATGCTCGTTCGAGTCACATTGAGTTACATCACACTGAGTGAGACCAACACGAAGTGCTATTGTTTTATTGAACTGAATGACACACACATTAGTGATGCCATTCACTGTGTGTTAGTCAGTAGCAATGATGCTCGCTGCACGCAGCGCAGCGAGGATGGATACGACAGCAGCCTGAGTGGTGGTTGCATCAGTGGGGTCCGCAATAGCAGCAGCATTGACCCACTGGTACTTGTCCTCATCGAAGACCATAGCCATGGTGGTTACCAATCTCTAGAAGTGTTAAGCGGGGCTTGCCTGTGCAGGCGTGCACCCTTGCGTGAGTTACAACTAATGTGAGCTGGCCTTAGATTGGCCGGATCCAGAGGGGGTCCACCAAGGGACACAGGAATCAGGTGGTCCACTGAGTCAGCACCTGGCCTGCCACACAGATGGCAGACGTTACAAGCGGCTAGAACCTGCGCTCTAAGCCTT